CCATGATAGGGCAGCCAAGATGATAGGCGCATCGTGTGACAATTGGCCGCTAGACGCCGATACGATGCCGCTACCGCCTTCACCACGCATATGTTGGCGTTATAGCTTCCTAGAGCCATTGCCGGTGAACACGCTACGTGTTGGCGCCCTAGAGCCTAAAGACAATACAGCTGTGCAAGCGTATGTCGCTAAGCGGAGATGGTTGCCGCTGAGAGTTACCGTACACAATCGCTTTGTCGAGCATGTTCTCGAGCCTAGGCGGATTGTATGACCAAGCGCGAATTGATTCGATTATCCAATCAGGTACACCGTGAAGTAGTGGCATTCATTAAGCGTAAACGTAAGCAAGAGGCCAAGGGGAAGCGACGCAAGCCGCTGATATTCAAATGAGTGACAAGCCGCTTTCATCGCCAGACATAGAACCGCAGCTGCTCTTAGACTCAGGTCCTATGATGCTGCGTGACTTCAATCCTCGTGGCGTGTTACGCTTCCAAGGACGCAAGTGTGAGACGTGTGGCAATGAGATAATGGATCATTGGCTGCGAACGAGCGTAAGTCTGGATGCTGATATACGCGGTACATGGTGGTGTGACAAGGACGGACGACAGGCGAGTACGGGGATGAAGATTTGACGTTAAATAACCTAATCGGGGAGAATGATAACATGACTGAGCCTACCAAAGCCGCAAGCCTCAAAGACGTGGAAGCAGTACGCGATCTATTCGCCAGAGCGCATGACTACATTGCTCAAGCACAGCATCCTGGACATATGGGCGGAAAGGTTGCTGAAGTGCTCAACTTCTTAGCGTTCCAGTACAATGACTTTAAGATACGTGGTGAGAACTTGGTGAAGCAGATCGAAGCTGATGCTAAGGCTGAATTGAGCAAGGTGGATGTCGATGCGGCGAAAGCGGCTGTATCCTCCGCAATTGAAGCGGAGATTGTGCCAACAGAGCCCAAAGCCTAGTGACTGACGCCGAGAAGGCCATCGAAGCCTCTTGGCAAGTAGGGCGGCTATACGTTCATTTAAACCCGTCACAACGTAAAGTGTATGACGCGTTTAAAGCAAGCATGGGGAAGAATTCCAAGTTTGTGGTGAACTGTAGCCGCAAGATCGGGAAGAGTGTACTGGGATTGTTTCTAGGCGTGGAGACATGCATAGCCAAGCCGAATGCGCTTGTAGCGTTCATAGCGCCTACGATAGACGACGTACAAGAGTATATTCGGCAATTGTACGATGTCGTCTTCGCCACATGTCCTGAACATTTAAAGCCCAAGCTACGCAAGACGCAGATAGTGTTTCCGAATGGCTCGAAGATTCTTTTTAGGGGAGTTGGCAAAGGTGTAGGAACGTCTTATAACAACCTTCGTTCCTTCGCTTTTGACTTAATCATATTAGATGAGGCGGGATTCAGTGCTAATCTCGATGAGATAGTAGACGGAGCCTTAGTGTCTACTCTGATTCCCCGCAACGGTAATATGCTCCTGCTGTCCACACCCCCCGTCACGCCCGATCACGCATTTAAAGGTTACTGCGACCAGGCGGAAATAGACGGGGCATATATGAAGCTCACGATACGAGATAGCCATTACTCGCTTGAGCGTCAAGAGAAGTTTATCAAAGACCTAGGCGGTCTGACATCGCATAAAGTAAGACGTGAGTTCTTCTGTGAGTTTGTCATTGATACAGACTTCCAGCTTTGCCCAGAATGGAAGCCGGAATATGAGCGGGAAGTGCCAAAGCTTGACACATTCAAGCTGTGGTTTAAGTACGACGCACTCGATCAAGGATGGACAGACAACTCAGTGTGCGGCTTTGCCAGTGTGCAATGGGCGCCAGGCAAGCCGTCTGTGCTTGTGATACACGATGAAGTGTGCATGAAGAGTCCAGAGCAAACCACCGATCTCCTAGCCGAACGTATTATAGCCAAAGAGAAAGAAGTGTTTGGCGACTTGGAGGTGAAGAAACGCATTGCTGATAATAACACGCCGTCTCTACTTCAAGATTTTAATCTTAGGCATCACCTATACTTTTCGCCTGTTGAGAGCAAGACCTATTTGGATGTCATGGTGTCCGATGTACGAGAGCTTGTTAAACAAGGCCGCGTCTTGGTTAGTCCGAAGTGCATCCAGACTCTAGGGTGTCTTAAGAACGGTGTGTGGACTAAGACAAAGGGCGGTGCCCGCGGTAAAGAGTTCTCCCGATCAAAGACGTTCGGCCACTACGACGGATTTGCCATGCTTATGTATCTTATTCGTAGCGTGGACATGACCACAGATCCTCGACCGCCAGAGTATAAGTATAACGAAGAGAACACTTTCATTCCTAAAAAGCTTTTAGAAGGCGATAAGGCACAGACGGCTGAGATAATCAGTGCTGGCATAGATGCAGCCATGAACCAAGAGTACAACTATAAAGACCACGATAAACAATACGATGACTGATCGGTGGGGTATGAAAAAATACAAGGGCTGCACGATAGACGCGAAACTAAAGCAAATGGTGGCGTGGACCTGCAAATCTCATGTTTGTTTCAACCGCATGATGAAAGATCCCCTTGGGCGCTCATATACACTGTGTACCAAATGTCAAAGGCTTTATCGTGAAGGTTATCACTCGCTACGCCATACTCTTTTAGGTATTGGAGAGGATTGGAACATGCGCGGCCTATATAAAGTAAATGGCTAATACATACTGCGAAAAGGTAAAGATGGGAGAGAGCTGCGTAGCGGACTTCCCCGCCTTTTTGCACCATGTAGAAGGTTGTCAAGACTGTATTCGGCGTATAAGCAGCCAGATCATTATTAAATTTAAGCAAGCACAAACGGAGAGCTAATGGCAAGCGGATCAATGAACTCGAAGACGTTCGGCGGCGAACCAGACGTTTATTTTGCCACGCTACCGGTGGAAGAATTGCTTCAGGAATGTGAACGCCGGAAAGACGATTTTCAGGATTATGTACTCCGCACTGGCAAGCTAACCGTTTGGCGCACCAATTGGGAAATGTGGATGCGGTCAGAGATGAAAATTGGCATTCGCTTTGGGGGAGACCGTGGACAATACAAACTCATTGAATCAAATATCTACCGATCTATTGTTACGGGTTTGGTCAGCACGATTGCAAACCAACGCCCCTCGTTTCAGCCGGAAGCTATTAATGATGATCATAAAAGTATGTCTCAGGATATCATCTTTGACTCTGTAAGTAATTATTATCTTAAAGTAAAGCACATGGAAGACGCGTATAAGATGGGGCTGACATATGGCCTCGTCACTGGCGAAGGCTGGATGTTTGAGAAGTGGAACGCCGACATTGGCCAGGTGGTAGATGTCACTACCGATCCTACTGGTAAGCAAACCCCCATCAAAGAGGGCGACTTCCAGTATGCCGTGCTTGGTCCTATGGATGTTATCCGCGACTACACCCGCATGGACATTGACAATGACTGGTATATTGTCCGCGAGTATTTGAATAAATGGGACCTCATTGCCCAGCGCCCAGACTTGACAGATGAGCTGAAAGGCTATAGTATGCCCACCACGCTCCAGCGTTTTCGCTTCGGTCATATCGTGGATGCCCAGACATCAAATTCAGATCTCATTCCCGTTTATACGTTCATCCATCGCAAGACCGCATCTTGCCCAGATGGGCGCATCACCCAGTATATCGACTCCGATACATGGATACTTGATACCGCGCTTCCGTATGATGAGATCCCGCTGTACCCGATGATGCCCGACCAGACGTTATTCAACAATTTTGGCAGCACAGTTATGACTTCCTTGGTCAAACTGCAATATGCCTACGATAAAACGCTCAGTGTTATCGTCACCAATCAGCAAGCCTTCGCTATCACCAATATCGTCATCGATGAGTCTACTCAGACTAAACCCGAACAGGTGATTGAAGGTTTGAATTTTATCAAAACGAACATGAAGAATGGTATTCCTACGGGGCTGGAGCTGTGTAAGACCCCCGCGGAGATATTCACCTTCCTCACGCTGCTTGAAACGCAGATGGAGAAGCTATCCGGTTTGCCCTCTATTCTTCGCGGTCAGCCGCCTACAGGGGTCGAATCTGGAACGGCAATGGCCTTTTTACAGGCTCAGGCCCTGGTTTTCAACTCTCCCATCCAACAGGCATACATTAGCTTCTTAGAA